CACTTTTAACTTTACACAATAGTGGTGTTGCGACCAACACAACGGCTGAAATAAAAATGGCTGGTGGTAATGGTTTATCTACACGTTACACATACATTCGTGCTGTTAATGGAGGTGCTTCAGCAGGAAACCCCCATGATTTATTTTTCGGCACAAACGATAATAGTGCAACTCCTGTTGACCGATTAAAGATTGCTGACAACGGAGACATCTCCTTTTACGATGATACAGGAACTAGCCAAGCTCTATACTGGGATGCAAGTGCTGAAAGTTTGGGAATTGGAATAACAAGTCCGAATGAAAAATTAGTTGTATCAGGTAATGCGTCTGTTACTGGTGCATTACAAATAACATCGAATACTTCAACTCCTTCTGCTGGTGCAGCAATATTTAGACCAGCAAGTAATACTTTAGCTTTTGTTTCAAATAGTGCAGAAAGAATAAGAATAGACTCTTCAGGCAAAATACTAATAAACACTACAACACATACCTTAACTGATACTGAAATGGTCGTCTCGTCTGAGTACAGTGCTAGTGGCGTAACGACAAGTGGTATAACATTAAGTTCTCGTTCAGGCGGAAGTTGGAGAAATAGTGGAATATTTGCTAACGGAACTGACCTTACTTTTACTGTTGGCGATACAGGTTTAAATGGTTCTCAATCATCAAGTGAAGCCATGAGAATAGACTCATCAGGTAATGTTGGAATTGGAACGACTAGTCCTGAACATGCACTTCATGTTAATGGTGGTACTGCTAATACTGTTGCTCAATTTCAAAGCACAGACGCTAACGCATATATAGAGTTTTTAGATTCAGATGCAGGTGCATCAGGTTGTTTTATTGGTGGTGCTGGTGATGATTTTGTAGTATTACCTAATGCAAGTGAAAAATTTAGAGTAACATCATCAGGCAACGTTGGAATTGGAACTGCTAGTCCTGCTGATAAACTTCATGTAGAGGGTAATATTTATTTAGGAGCTTCTACTAGGACTATTTATACTGGTGGTAGTGGTAATTTGCATCTACAAACAAATACAGGAGAAATATTATTTTTAAGAAGTAATGGTTCTTCTGAATCCATGAGAATAGACTCATCAGGTAATGTGTTGGTTGGTAAGACTTCGGCAGATGATTTTGCATCAGCAGGTGTGCAAATTGAACCTGCAGGACAAATAACAACATCTATAGGCGGAGATGCTGCATTAAAACTCAATCGTGGTACTAACGATGGAAATATTATTGAACTCAATAAAGCTGGTGTGTCAGTTGGAAGTATTAGGAGTGTAGCAGGAGATAGTATTGCTATAGGAACAGGCGATACAGGTTTGCGTTTTGCTGACTCTATTAAAAAAATACACCCGTATGATATAAACAGTGGTACAAACAGTGACAATGTTTTAGACCTTGGGGATTCTAACAAGCGATTCCAAGACATTTACGCCACCAATGGAACTATCCAAACTTCTGACAGAAACGAAAAACAAGATATAGAAGCTTTAACAGATGCAGAAACTAGAGTAGCTGTTGCAGCTAAAGGATTACTCAGAAAGTTCAGATGGCAGTCTGCTGTAGCTTCAAAAGGTGATGATGCTAGAATCCACTTTGGAATCATAGCTCAAGATTTACAAGATGCTTTTACTGCTGAAGGATTAGATGCAGGTGACTATGCTATGTTTATATCTAGCACTTGGACTGATGATGATGGAGTAGAACAAACAAGACTAGGAGTACGTTATAGCGAACTTCTAGCATTTATAATTGCAGCAATTTAACAAAGGAGAATAATTATGGCAATAGGATATACTTGGGACGTTTCAACAGTTGATACTTACCCAACACTAGATGGTAATACTGATGTGGTTTATTCAGTACATTGGAGATTAACAGCAGAAGATGATGCTAATCAGGATGCTGATGGCAACAACATTACTGCTACTTCATACGGGACTTGTAGTTTAGATACTTCAGACCTCTCAAGCTTTACAGCTTTTGCAGATTTGACAGCTTCTGACGTACAAGGCTGGGTTGAAGGAGTTTTCGGAGCTGATGATGTTGCTGAAAAGAAAGCAGCTTTAGATGCAAAGATAGCTGAAATCATCACACCAACAAGCGTTACTAAGACTATAGGTTAATCATGGCCCTGTTGCCTGTAACTCCGCCAGCTGGGATAGTCAAAAATGGAACTGACTATGCTAATAAAGGTCGTTGGGTTGACGGCAACTTAGTGCGTTTTGAAAATGGTTTTCTTAAACCTATAGGCGGTTGGTCTAAACTAAGAGCTACAGCATTAGATGGCGAGCCTATTGGCATGTACGCCTATAAAGATAATGCTGGTAACTCTGTATTAGCAGTTGGTACTAGACAAAAGATTTATGTGCTTTACGACAACACTTGGACTGATATAACACCATCAGGATTTGTAAACGATGTTACAGCTGATCCATTAGGTTATGGTGCATACCATTGGGGTGTAGAAGATTATGGTGATGCTAGATCACAATCAGGTTTACCTTTACAACAAGGTCATTTCTCCTTTGACAACTGGGGTGAACACTTAATCTTTTGTTTTTCTGGTGACGGCAAAATTTATCAATGGCGACCAGATTCAGCAGGTGGCTCACCTGATACTATCGGCACAGTAGTAAGCAATGCACCTATTGATAACCAAGCTATATTAGTAACTAACGAAAGGCATTTAGTTGCTATTGGTGCGGGTGGAGATCCTAGAAAAGTTGCATGGAGTGATAGAGAAGATAATACCAACTGGACATCCACCGCTAGAAACACAGCAGGTGACTTACAAATACCTACAGGCGGTAGAGCATTGCTAGGTGTTAAGTATCAAAACGATGTCATTATATTTAGTGATACTGGTATAGATAGAATGAGCTATGTTGGCTCACCTTTTGTTTATGGTATTACAGCAGCTGGTTCTAACTGTAAAGCAGTAAGTAGAAGATCAGTAGTACAAACAGGTAACTTCCTAGCGTGGATGGGTGAAAATGCTTACTTTGTTTATGATGGTGTTGTAAGAGAAATACCATGTGAAGTGCATGACTTTGTATATGACAACCTAAATGTCCCAGGTAGAAACGCATCATGGGGTGGACACAACTCTAACTTTAACGAGATATGGTGGGGATTCCCAGTAGGCACAAGCCAATACAGACCTAACAAATATATTATTTGGAACTACAGAGAAAACACTTGGTCTATTGGATCATTAGATAGAGGTTGTTGGATTGACCAAGGTGCTTTTGACTATCCAATTGCAGGTGATTCGCTTGGTTTTATATACGAACATGAATCAACCTTATTATCTAACTCACCTAACTTAGACTCTGATGTACCTTTTTGTACTAGCGGTCCAATAGAATTAGGCAACGGCGATAACTATGTGCAATGCAACCAGATTATCCCAGATGAAGAAGCTAATACATTACCTGGTGTAACGATAAGTTTTAAAGGTAAGTTCACACCTCTTGGCGCAGAGACTGACTTTGGTTCATTTACTTTTGAAAACGATGGTTATACTGATGCAAGGTTTACAGCAAGACAAGTACAAATGACTGTAACAGGTACAACCACACAAGATTTTCAAGTTGGTAACATAAGATTAAACCTAAGACAAAGAGGTAGAAGATAATGGATTTATCCTCACAAAGACAGTATATACAAAGAGCTGTAAATGCAACAGTTGATTTAACAACAACAAATCCGACTTTAATTTATACAGCACCTAGCGGTGGTGATTTTGACTTTGCAATAATAGAGTCAATTCTTGTAACCGAAGATGGCGGTCAACAAACAAATTTTACTTTAACCATGACAAGTGATGACTCTGTAGTGCATACGCTGTGGTCACAATACAATATAAGCGCAAATAATACAGTTGAATTATTAACGAGAAGTTTAATATTAACAGCAGGAGAAATTATAAATTGCACAGCTTCTCATGCAAACAAATTAAGTGTAATTATGAGCATCGTAGAATATGCAAAAGGCGACTAATAACGTAGTTGACATACAACAAGTTAAAAAAGAACCTTGGGAAGTTGAATGGGATAGGTGCAAACCCTATATAGCAAAGGCTGTAAAACATCAAGATTCCTATACAATTGATGACATAGAGGATAAAATAAGAGGTGGAATATTCCATTTATGGCCAGGCAAAAAGTCTGCATACATAACAGAATTTGTAATATATCCACAGGTTAAAGCGATGAATCTTTTATTTTGTGGTGGTGATTATAAAGAGCTAGAAGCAATGCTACCATCCATAGAAGCCTTCGCAAAACAAGCTGGCATCAAAAGATTGTATGGTGGCGGTAGAAAAGGATGGACAAGAAAACTAAAACATCTAGGATTTGAAACAGAATATTTAATTAGAAAAGACTTATGAGTAAAGGAAAAACCACAACACAACAAACTGCGACTTTACCAGCTTTCCAAGAAGCACAGTTTAAGGAATTATTTGGCGCAGCTAGAGGCGCTGCACAACAGCCGTTTATACCTTACACAGGCCCAATGGTCGCAGGTTTCTCGCCAGATCAACTACGACAGTTTCAGGCGACTAGAGGACTATTTGAAACTGGTATGGGTTATGACCCAACAAAAGCTTTACAAGGATTAGCACAAGAAGCTAGACCTATGACTGGTCAAGCTGCATCTTTACTTGGTCAAGACATTGGCGCATATCAATCACCTTATCAGCAACAAGTTATAGATCTTGCAATGCAGGACATACAAAAGCAAGCTGATATAGCGCGAGGCGGTGCGCAGGAGCGTGCGATAAGAGCAGGCGCATTTGGTGGTTCAAGATCAGCATTATTAGAGTCTGAGTCGCAACGACCTTACGCAGAGCAGATGGCAAGAACAGCTGCTGGTTTAAGGCAGTCTGGCTTTGAGCAGGCGCAAGCGGCGGCGGAGCGTGATGTGGCAAGGCAACAACAAATGGCTATGTTTGCACCACAATTTGAATTACAAGCAAGGCAACAACAAGCAGGCTTATTAGGTGGTTTACAGACTGGTCAGTTACAAGGATTAGGGTTGCTAGGGCAAGCGGGTGCGCAGCAGCAAGCGCTACAACAAAGAGCGATTGATGCACAAAGAAGAGAATTCCAAAGAGCATTGGCATATCCACAGCAACAAATTGGTTTATTACAAGCTGGTATGGGTACACCGCTTGTTGGTACGACTAGAACAGAATCACAAAAAGCTGGAGCAGGAGATATTTTAGCTTCTGTATTTGGGCTTTTTGGTTAGGAAATAAAAATGAGTATTGGTAAATTACAAAGCATGGGCGGTAACTATATTTCAAGACTTGGTGGCGCTGATATATATAAACCAGATCAATTATCACAACTAACACCAGAACAATTACAAGCATATAATCAACAAAAAGAAATGGCTAAAACTGCTGGTATGCGTGAGCTTGCTGCAAGATTAAGTGACGCTTTTGCAGGTAGAGACGTAGCTGGCAGAGCAGCACAAAGAGAAATACTTAGGCAACCAAAACCACAAAAACCTCCAACAAGTTATCAAGAATATGTGCTGACCGATCCAACACCTACTGCTAAAGAATATAGCGATTTTTTAAATAGATCTACTAGCCCTGGCTCTCTACTACAAGTTATAGATAGAGAAGGTAATTTTGTTAAAAACATATCAAAAAAAGATGCTCTCGCAAGTACAAAAAACTTTGCTGAAAAAGGTTACAGAGTTACTAACATACCAACTGGTACAGAGGCAGCACCATCTCCAGATATGAATTTAGAAAAGAAAATACAACCAATATTAGACCAATATAAAACTGGAACAAATTTAATTAATGAAGTTAGTACCCTTGCTAAAAATGTTGCAGAAAATCCTGAAACAGCAAATAAATTAGTTGCAGGTGGAGCTAATGCTATAGAATTTTTAAAATCTAATATAAAAGGATTTGCAAACATTGCAGCAGAAAATAAAGACAATCCAGTTTATAAACAATTAAAAGAATCACAAACTTCTATAGAAGGAACAGATTATAGCGATAAGATTGCAGAAGTGTCAGGTGGATCAGCTATTATACAATCACAAATTCTTGATTTAGCATTTACTTTCGCAGCTGCAAGAGGACAATCAGGTAGAGGTTTATCAGATAGAGATTTTCAAAATGCATTAGATATTATATCTAAAGGTGTAAATGCTGAACAAAAGATTGCTGTAATGCAAGATATATCTAGAAGAATTACAAACGAATATAATACTACAATTGATATTGCAAGAAGGTTGAATGTTAATGATCCAGAATTTTTAGATCAATTAAACCAATTCAGCAATTTGCCACCTTTTGTTTCTCCCTATGCACAACAAAACGCAGATCCATTAGGGCTTAGATAATGGCTATAACCATACAGGAGGTCAGGCAAAAATATCCACAATATTCAGACTTGTCTGATAAACAACTTGTAGATGCTTTACATTCTAAATATTATTCTGACATACCCAAAAATGATTTTTACAACCAAGTTGGATTAACTGCCAAAGATGATGCTGCGCTAAAACAATTAGAAACTGGTTTACAAGAAGAAAAAAAAGAACTCACAAAAGAGGCATTAAAGGAAATACCAAAAGGTTTTGTTTCTGGAGGTGCAAAAGGTGTCACAGGTGCTTTGCAATTTCCAGAGTTTATTAAAGGTGGGGTTGAGTCACAACTAAAAAAACGTACAACTAAAAAATTTCCACAACAAAAAGAAAATATAAATAAATATTTTGATTTTGTAAAAACGCTTAGCAGAATGATGCCAGGCATCGATCCAAAAACAGTAAGTGATGTTGTGGAATTAACAAAAAGACAACCTAAAGCAAAGGCCTTATTAGAATATGCACCAGAATCAACTGCTGGTAGATATTCGCAAGCTATAGGTGAATTTACTTTCCCTACAATGGGATTAGGCCCAGTACGAGCATTAAAAGTTGGCGCACCTACAGGTGTTGTTGCTGAACAAGCAGAACAAAGAGGTTACGGCCCTGGTGTAACTATAGCAGCATCTATTGCAACTGGAACAACTGCAAGCTATATAACAGATCCAAACAGAGCTGTTAAGTTAGCAGCAAAATCATTAGAAGGTGTGCCAAAAGAAAAGATTAATTTAGCAATAGAGGTTGAAAAATATGCAAATAAGAAAGGCATAAATTTAACTGCACCAGAATTAATAGATAGCGACATCCTTACCAAGCTTGGTGAATCAGTATATGGTACACCTGTAGGTGGCAGGATTATGTATGAGTATGTCAAGAACAGACCTGAAGAATTACAGAATGTTGCAAAATTTTTATTTGATGAAAAAATTGCAAAAAATCCAGACGATCTTAGAAAAGTAATGAAAGATGCAAATATTTCAGCAGATAAAGCTATAACAGAAGCTAGGCAAAATAGAACATTACAATCACAAGAAGCTGGATACAAAATAGCTGATAATGAATTTTTAAGTGAAACACAAGTTTCAAATATTATTGACAACATCAATGTTGCAATAAAAGAAACAGCCAAAGGACCGACAAAAAATAAACTAATCAAATTTAGAAACCGCTTGATAAAAAAAGAAATTACGCCAAAAGATGAGACTCTTAACATATTAGACCAATATGGCATACCACTAGATAAAACTGCTACACAAACAAAAATAGTCCCAGAAACAAGTGTTAAAAAAATTAGTGAAATATTTAGAGAACAAAGAGATGCTGTAACAAACTCTACAACTGGTAAAGCTATTGAAGCAGAATCTTTAACAAAAAATCAAATAGCTAAATTTACACCTATCTTGGATGACATAGATAATGCACTCAAAACAAATCCAAACTATGCGGCTGGCTCACAAAGATATATTGATATCACTAATAACATAGTTGAACCAACTCTAGAATCAATAAAACCATTTTTAAAAGGTGAAGGAGTTACACCATCAAAAATTAAAAACCAAATTTTTGGTGTAACAAATGTTAAACCAGCGAACATAAGACAAACATATACAACCCTTAATAAAATTGACAAACAAGCATTTCCAAATTTAGCTAGAGCATATTTTGATGAAATAATTAACAAAACATTATATGCAGAAACAAAGTTAGGGAGGCCTTCATTTGGTGCTGGTTTTGATATGTATAAAGCTTTATCAGGAACAAAAAATGCAGATGCTAATTTTAAAGCTGTTTTATCTGGTGTAGCAGAAGCACAAGGTTTAAATAAAAATAATGTATTGTTAGGTTTTGATAAATTTAATCAGGTATTGAAAAGAACTGCTAAAATTTCTAATATAGACAATCCAGAAAGACCACCCAGCCAAATTGTACTTACCAGAGAAGCAGCTCAAATCGGTGCATTTATGTGGACTGTAAAATTTGCAAGCAAGTTTGGTAAAAAGGTTGAAGAAAGAACAACTAAAAATTTAGCAGAAATATTTGTAAATAAAAATTCAGTTGAGCAATTAGAAAAATTAGCAATGGTGGATATTTCAAAAGGTGAGGCTCTCAAAATAGTAACAAACATATTAGCGATAACTAACAATTTAGATTACCCGCCAGAAATACAAGCAGAAATTACTAAGCAAAACAGACAAGAATTTTTACAATCCCTATCGCAACCACCTATACCTGTAGGGCAAACCACCCAATAACCTTATGCCACGCCAATCAGAAAGAGTTGGCCGATCTGGAGAATATTTAGTAGCCTCGGTGCTTTCTACCCTTTCTGATACTGTTACTGTTATGCCACATGGTTCTAAAGCCGATATCATCTTTGAGGTTGGCCAAACTCTTTACAAGTGCCAGGTCAAAACACAAAAGCAAATAGAGAAAGCTAGAAAGAGCTGGAGGTTTGATCTTAGATGTGGATCTCATTCCAAGACTAGGTTTTATGATAAAGGTGATATAGATGTATATGCTTTGGTTGCATTAAATTGCCAGAAGGTAATGTTTTTCTTTCCTGATGGTAGCAAGCAAGTATCTGTTGAAGACAAAGATATCCAAGCGATTGACTCGCTAAAAAATGTAGAAAACCTATTTAAAGAGCTTCAATGTCAACAGACACAGTAGGATCTTTATAATGTGTTACAGAGTTCATACCTAAAGATATTAGATATTCAGCCACATCATGTGGTTCTTTCTGTTCCATTTTACAAAAATCTCTAAACTTTCTAGCAAGATGTTTGTTTACATAGATAGGTTTTCTTCCGTTTCTTTCTTTAAGAATTGGATCGTCAAACGCATCAAAATTCATAGTTACCTCTTAATCTAGAGAAACTTCTACAGAATATTTACCTATATCGTTACCATCAGCATCTACGCCATAAACCATCTGTAGTTCTAAATCTATAAAGTGTTTAGCTTTCATTAGATCAGTTACTCTATCTTTCTTATCACCTTTAGTTCTAGTTATATATTTAAGACAACTACCTAAGTTATAAGACAGGTTGTTAGCATAGATATAGTCAATGGGTTGTATTCTGGCTGACTTGTAATGTGTACCAGCTACTTGGTTGTTGGTTGCAAGCTTGTCTATTGCTTGATCCCAATCCTTTTCATTTCCTATATTCATGTGTGCATATACAGTTTTATTCATAAAATTTCTCCACTTTTTTATTATTATACTACTTGTAAATTAGTAATATTGGTATATTATAAACAAAAATATAAATAAAAGGGAAATTTATGGAAATATTAGAAAAGAATTTTGACATATCAAATACCATAGAAGTTGGAGACTTAGCAAAACGCTGGGGAGTTAGCAAGAAAACAATAGATAACAGAAGATACAGAGGTCAAGGACCAAACTACTTCAAAATTGGTGGCAAGATTTTATACGATCTTGAAGATGTGCAAAGAATGGAACAAGACTCTTATATTTCTGTTGATGGCACACGCTAAGTTAAGTCCATCAGCTGCAAAGATATGGATGGCATGTCCAGGTATGCCACAATTACTTGCGAGCATGGATGTAGAATACAAGGTAGGCATACCCGCTGCTACTGGTACATTGATTCACGAAATGGTTGAGACACTATTAAAAGGTAGACTCAATAATTTAACTATAGAAGAGTATTACCTAGGTACTACACATCATGTAGAAGACTTTGACATTACAGTAGATCAAGAGATGATTGATTGTGCTAATACTTATGTAGAGTACATAGACAAAAGAGTACAAGAGCTGGATATCAAAAGACCTTTGATTGAAGAAAAGGTGAACATGCCAGAGATACATACAGATCTATGGGGTACAGCAGATGCTATTCTTATTGGTAAAGACACCATAGAAATAATAGATTTAAAAACAGGTAAGTGGGCGGTAGAAGCAGACAACCCACAAATGCGTATCTATGCGTTAGGTGCATTAACTAGATACGGCGATGACTGCACAGTTCAAATGACTATCGTGCAACCAAGAGGTTGGCATAAAGATGGTCCAATCAGATCATATTCCATATCAGCTATTAATTTAGTTGAATGGGCTTATGAAACTTTAAAGCCAGCAGCTGATGCTTGCTTTGAAGAAATACCCACATACAACTACAGCAAAGACGGATGCCGTTGGTGTAATGCTAAGGAAGTATGTGATACCTATAAACAAAACCAAAAGGGAGACTAAAATGGTTGAAGAAAATAAAACAGAAAATGTTGAAGAGCCAACAATTAAATTTACTGAGGATGGTAAAGAGCATAAGCTCTCTGAGTTACCAGAAGAAGCAAAGCGATTGATGGCTAGATGGCAAGAAAAGAGACAGGTCAGAGATGAGTTTACTGTGAAAGCACAAAACGATATTGATGATCTTAATACTTTACTTGCGTCTTATGAGGCTCGTATGAAGCAAATAGTTGAGCCAGCAGATGAACCACAGATAGAGGTGTCTAAGTGAGTCTAGCTAACATAAGACAAAAAGCTAAACTAAAACCACCAATCATGGTTATCTATGGTCCAGGTGGCATTGGTAAGACAACCTTTGGCGCAACTATGAATAAAGCAATCATAGTGCAAGCCGAAGATGGTATCGGTAAAATAGAATGTCCACACTTTCCTGTGGCTAGCACATATACCGAGTTTGAAGATAACTTAAGAGCATTAATCAATGATGATAGTGAATACAAAACTGTTGTTATAGATAGTTTGGATTGGTTAGAAACATTAATGCACGAGCATGTATGTCTTAAGAATGGTTGGCCAGATATCTCTGCACCAGCATATGGAAAAGGCTATGCGGCTTGTCTTGAGACTTGGAAAGAATATCTTGGTTTACTTAATCAGTTGCGAGCAAAAGGATTTACTATTCTACAAATTGCACATAACGAAGTAAAAAGATATGAAGATCCATCAAGCGAGCCACATGACAGACATCAGATTAAACTGCACAGAAAAGCAGCTGATTTAATCATAGAGCATAGTGACGCTGTATTTTTTGCTAACTACAAGATTGGTACTATTCAAGTAAAAGGCAAAGGCGGTGGCATGACTACTAAACTAAAACAAGGTGATAGAACAATATTCACACAAGAAACACCTGGCTTCCAAGCTAAGAATAGATTTGGTTTAGATTCAGAGATGCCTTTTGATTGGCAAGCAATCAGGGAGCAGATGTTGAAATGAATGAGATATTGCTATTAGAGTATAACGAGTTTGATCCTGGTGATGATCCACAATACACAGATGGTTATTGTAACTATTGTGGAGCTAAAGAGGACGACTGCGTTGAATATAAATGTTGGATTTAAAAAAGGAGAAAAAATATGGATTTGACAAATGTAGAAATGACTACACAAACAAGCACAGGACAAATAGAACCTGGAAGACATATACTGCATTGGCAGGAACAGGATGATAAAGACAGTCTATTAGATACAGGATCTTGGGTTGCTGAAAGACACTATTTTTTAGTCGGCGACTCAAATTTTAGAATAAATATAGCTTTTACTTTAGAGTCTGATAATCCAAGAGCAGTTGAGGCGGGCGCGCAATCATGTTTGATGATGTGTAAAGCTATGGGGATAAAACAAATTCCCAAAGATACATCAACAGCATGTATGGGTAAAAGCGTTTCTGCTGAACTTGTCATGGGAAAGAAAGGTTATCTTGAAATAAAAGATGATTATGGTAGAGGATGGCAACCAGTTGATACAAATATGGTATCAGCACCCAAACCTGTTGAAGACGACAATATAAAAACAGGTCCATCAGAAGCAGATCTCAAAGCAATGGGATCAACTACGCTTGATGATGACAACGTACCATTTTGATGCAAAACGTAGGCCAACGCTGTGCGCTTATTGTAAGCGTCCAGCTGGCCCTTTTTTAAAACAAGATGGAGAACATTGGCTTGGTGCGTGCAGTATGGATCATTTAAAAAAGATTAGTGATGGCGAAAGGCTACCTAACAAAGCACAATTAAATGATGATGGTATTGAATACTCTATAGCACAAACCAAAGATTTATATTTAGATTTAACATTAAAAGAAGCAGATAAACCATTACATCAATGGGATAGGGAGAACAGAAAACGAGTCTTTGCTTCTATTGTTAGAGAATATCTAAACTGGGCGAACGTGCAAGCCGAGTTAGATGACCAGAGAGCTGCAAATGGATTTAACAAAGTACCTGAAAAAGGACGTACTCTATAACGACTTAGGTTTTAGTACAGGGAAGAGTACACACGATTTAATAAATGAGATGCAAGCACAAGGATTGCTTGTAGACTTCTTAGAAATAACTGGTGACATTATCAGAGTGCCAGTCAAAGCAATCAACAGTAAACCAGATAAAGGCGGTCAACGTAGTGGTTACTATGTGGTAAACCAGGTAGGTGAACACATGTTCTGTACTTATGGTAATTGGAAAACTGGGTTTGAAGGTAAATGGAGTTCAGTAGATACCAATAGCCTTAGTGTAGTAGACAAGCAAGCTTTACATGAACAGATGGTGCAAGCATCTGAGAAAGCGAAAGTACAGAGGAAACTGAGACAAGACGAAGTTGCTGTGGAGGCAAAAGAACGACTGAATATATGCCACGAGGCTACTGAACATGAATATCTCACAAGTAAAAAAGTTAAAAGTTATGGGTTGAAGCAATTAAATGGAAACTTAATTGTTCCCGTGTATTCTACATCAGGCGAGCTTCGTTCTCTACAGTCTATTGATAAAAAAGGCAACAAAAGATTCAAATCTGCATCAGAAATCAAAGGCAATGTATTTTTAATTGGTACTAGCTTTGCAGAAATAAAAAATATAGAAAAATTAATTTTAGTTGAAGGCTACTCAACTGCTGCTTCAGTTTATGAAGCTACCCAAATTCCTGTAGCTTGCGTATTTAGTGCTAACTTCGTGTTAGATGCAGCCTCTAAATTGCGCGAGCTAACAGGTGCTAGATTTATTTTAGCGCTTGATAATGATGACAATGGTGTTGGTGAAAAGAAAGCGCAAGAGTGCGCGAGTGCTGTAATGAATTGTGCAGTAAGACTACCGAGCGAGCGCGGAGACTATAACGATTTATATTTAAAACATGGTTTGGATAAAGTTAAAGCTGAACTCATGGAGCATAAGTTAGGCATACAAAAGTATGCTGTTAGAAACCTAGTAGGAAAGCCTGAGCCACAAAAATTTTTAGTAGATGGATTAATACCTATAGCCAAGCCAGGCATATTAGCAGCCGTTGGTGGCGTGGGTAAGTCACTTAGTATTATTCAGCTAGCATTGTCTGTGGCGTGCGGAGGCAGGTGGTGGGGTAAAGATGTTAAGCAACGTGGTAATACAGTTATTTTTTGTGCGGAAGATGATTTAATGGAAATACATAGGCGTTTAGATCTGCTTGATCCTAAAGGCAAGCGATTCGACTCCTCATATGATGTCTATGTGTTTCCAGTCCCAGAGCAAAAAGAACCTATGATATTGATGCGAGAAGAAGGGGTTACACCTATCGCGCAAGAGCTAGTGGAGGAGTTAGGAGCAATACCAAATTTAAAGTTAGTTTGTTTTGATCCGCTACAAGCATTTACAACAGGTAATGTATCAAGTAGTAATGAGGCGGGACAGTTATGGGGATCTTATTGTGCAAACATATCAGCGCGGTTAGGTTGTACCACATTGACCATACATCATTTAAACAAAGGTGCATTAACTAACGATTCAGATGATGCTATGAGCCATAGAGCGGAGATAAGAGGTGCAAGTTCCATTACAGACTCAGTAAGATTTGCGTTAAGTTTATGGTTAGCGAGCGCGGAGGATTGCGAGCGAATTTGTGAGGAGATGCGCGTGAAAAATGATCGCATGGCGGTGGTAAAAGCAGCACTTGTCAAATCTAATTCTGGCAATGTTGACTATGAAACCAAGACATTATTTAGGAAAGATGGCGTGCTTGAATTATTAGAAGAAGTACAAAATCCAATTAAGTTATATGACAATTTTTAGGAGAAAATTATGAATGTATTAAGTTTGTTTGATGGTATGAGTTGTGGGCGCATTGCCTTGGAGCGTTTAGGCATAAAGGTTGATAACTACTATGCTAGTGAGATTGATAAGTATGCTATGAAAGTTAGTGAAGCTAATTACCCAGATATTATACAGGTTGGTGATGTGACTGAATTAGATACCTCAACGCTACCAAATATTGATTTGGTTATGGGTGGCAGTCCATGTCAAGGATTTAGTTTTGCTGGTAAACAACTGGCTTTTGATGATCCAAGATCTGCATTGTTTTTT